GGTACTCTGATTGACGAATTGAGTCAATTAACTTTTATCTTACGTGAACGATTTAACAACTGTGAAGTATCTTTATATTTACCATACCTACCTTATGCAAGGGCTGATAGAAAGTTTAGTGATAAAGGTAATAACGGATTGTTTACATTCTTGTGTATGTTAGATACTTTAGGTATTAACACGTTGTTGGTAGTAGACCCACACAATCCTGAAGCATTCAAAGCTCATTGTGATTGGTTAGGTATTGAATATGTAATTTCTGACCAATTAGAAGCTTTACGTACTACAATGTCTCGTGATCGCGTTTATCCTGCATCGGATTATGATGCTATCGTAGCACCAGATAAAGGTGCTGTAAATAAAGCACAAGAGATTGCAGATTATTACGGACTACCTCTAATTGTATGCACAAAAGAGCGTGATCCGTCTACGGGTAAGTTAAGTAATCCTGTAGTGAATGGTAATGTAGAAGGTATGCGATTATTGATTGTAGATGATCTACTTGACGCTGGCGGTACATTCATTCAACTAGCAACAGAACTACAGAAACAACTACCATCAACAATTGATTTGTATGTTTCTCATTTAATTGGTTGTAAAGGGCTTGACTTGTTGCGCGGAAAGATAGATAATGTGTTCTGTTACCACACTGTAGCTGGTTACTTAACGATGTTTGATGTTCACGATTTTAATTTAGGAGAGTAAAATGCAAGTATTCGCACCAACAATGTATAAAGATGTGTATAAAGAATTTCACCGTCCAGCATATCACCCAGAAGTAACAAAGGTGTATGCTAACTTCGTATCACGTTCAGGTAAATACAGTAACACAACCACAGACTTCACTGTTCATGTTGGTTTGCAAGGTTTTATTAAAGACTATTTACTTGGTGAATGGCGTCATGGATTTTTTGAAGCTAGTGAAGATACTGCTGTGTTCCAACATGGTCGTATTTTATCAGCAATGCTCGGTCAGAAGGTGGACACGACATATCTGCGTGAATTGCACCGTTTAGGTTATTTACCTTTACGTATTAAGTCACTACCTGAAGGTACTTTTGTTCCATACCAAGTAAGTCCTGTAACTATTGAGAATACTGTTGAAGGTTTCCAGTGGTTAACTAACATGATTGAAACAGCATTTAGTACAGATTTGTGGTATACACAGACAGCAGCTACTACGTCAGTGGCGTACTATGCTACCTTCCTGAAGTATGCACGTATGACAGGATTAGATGAGTCTTTTGTTCAGTTCCAAGGACATGACTTCTCTGCTCGTGGTTTAGCTGGTCGTGGTGCTTGGACGTTAGCTGGTTTTGGTCACTTAGCTTCAGGGTTTGTTGGTACAGATACTATCCCTGCTGTAATTGCAGCAGAGAACTATTACAACGCTAATGTAGACACTGAGTTAGTTGGTTGTTCAGTTCCGGCAACTGAACATTCTGTGACTTGTTCATGGCAAGAAGAAGGTGAAGTAGCTTTCTACCGCTATTTGATGAATATGGTTCCGACAGGTATTTTGTCTTTGGTTGCGGACACATGGGATTTTTGGAATGGTGTAACAAACATTCTCCCTGAGTTAAAAGATGAAATTATCGCTCGTGATGGTACAATCGTTATTCGTCCTGATTCTGGTGATCCTGTAAAAATCCTTACAGGTCATACCCATAATGGTAAAGTGTACGAATCAAAAATCCTTACTGGTAATCGGTCAGATTCGGACGAAGTTGTTAACGTTAACGGTACGTATTTCTTAATCGTTAACGGCCTTGTTTCTGACGAGGTTGTAGAAGAACACGAGGTAAAAGGTTTAATTGAATGTTTGTGGGACATCTTTGGTGGCACAATTACAGATAAGGGTTACAAACTACTGTCTGATAAGATTGGTGCAATCTATGGTGACTCGATTACTCTAGAACGTCAAGAACAAATTCTGAGTCGTTTAGCGAATAAAGGTTTTGCATCTAAAGTAGTGTTAGGTATTGGTTCGTACACTTACCAGTACGTTACTCGTGATACACATGGTAGTGCAATCAAAGCTACAAACGTGTTCAAGAACGGTAAAGATGTAGCTATCTGTAAGGAACCTAAAACAGATTTAGGTAAAAAATCTGCTAAAGGGTTATTGCGAGTTGAACGTGTTGATGGTAAACTTGTTCAATACGACCAACAGACTCGTGAGCAAGAGCAGCAGGGTTTACTGGAAGTAGTTTTTGAAGATGGTGTACTTGTGAAAGAAACAAGTCTTGCTGAAATTCGCAAACTCATTCGTGAACAACTAGCTTAATTATATTGAGGGAGCTTTGCTCCCTCTTTCACTAGGAGAGAACATGACATACAATATTGATTGGACTAAACAACATAACGGTGTTCATCGTGCAGATTGGTACGACTTATGTCAATATATGCCCGATGTGGGGAATATGATTGCTGATACCTTCCCAGAGAACCCAGACAATTTCACATGGGACGTTAAAGTTCATATGCTAATGCCAGCACAATGGCCTTGCATCCCAAACTGGCATTATGATAATGTACCTCGTGTTAACAATGTACAAGATTGGGGTTTAGTACGCACTGATTTACCTATGTACCTATGGGTATCCGGCGCACCGTTGACAGAATTCCGTAAAGATGGTGTAATTACCACAATTGAAGCTTGTACATGGAAACGATTCACTCAAGCTGATGAGCATCGTGGAACTAGATCTGAAGATTTCCAATGGAGAGGTTTCATTAGAGCAACACATAAAGATATTCTACCTGCGAACCCTCGTGGAGATGCTGTATTACGCCGTCATTCGCAAGTTTATTTAGATGTTAGTAATTTTGCTTGGTAATTGAGGAGAGAACATGACACTGATTAAAGATGCTAAATATTACAAATATTTAGAAGACCACCTACCGTCACCTATGCCATTACTAACTAATCAAGAAATCAAGGCTCTGATTGCTTTACGTACAGATACAATTAACGATATGGAATTAGAGTTGACAGAATTGAAAGATACTGTTAATATGCTCAACTTCGAGTTAGAGGCTAGAGGAGCTTTGAAATGACGATAGATGAACAGATTCAAGAAGTGATCCAAGTTCTTGAGAGATTGGATTATGGTTTTGCCGTACAACAGAAAACAGATAGTGGTTGGTATTTACATTGGTGGGATCACGACAACACTAAGTATGTTGCTCATGGGTCTTTCTTTGCGAATAGTAGATATTCGTTTGGGGTGACAGGTATATCGTTTACTGATTTTGATATTGCTGTTTGTGCATTTGCTGAATATATGAATTGGTATAGAAAGTTTAGTTGAGGAGAGATAAATGAGTGGTAATCGTATTAATAAAACATTTAGCTGTATTGCTAATGAGTTTCCAGAAGAAAAGAAGTCATGTAATAGCTCGGATGCTTTGAGTATTTATCAAGAAGAACATGACGGTGTTACTACTTACAATGGTTTTTGTTTTAGTTGTGGTCAAGGTTTTACAACTAATCAGGTTCACACAAGTAGTTTGTGTTCTGAATTAGGTATCGAAGAAGGTATTGTTAAAAATCCTAAAGCTTTTACATTAGCACCTAAAGCTGAACCATTAACGGGTGAACAGATTGGTTCTCTGAAGAAGTCAATTGGTTTCACAGATAAACCTTATCGCTCATTAAAACCAGAATGGTTAAAGTTCTTTGGTCATATGGTTGAGCGTAATAAATGGGATGAAGCAATCTCTATTTATTATCCTGAAACTGAAGATGATGTTGTCACTGGTTTCAAAATCCGATACCTACCTAAGTCATTCGGTAAGGTTGGACGCACAGGCAAGTCATCACAATTAGCTGGACAATTCCGATATAAAGCAGCGGGTAAGCGTGTGCTGATTGTTGGCGGTGAAGGTGACATGGTAGCGGCATGGGGAGCTATTAGTGATTATTACAAGAGTAAAGGTCAAGGTGCTTATGACTCTGTAGCTGTAGTTAGTCCAACATGTGGTGAAGGTAGTGCTGCTGCTCAAATTGCTAGAAACTATGACTTCTTTGATCGTTATGAAGAAATCTATGTTGGTATGGACAACGACAAAGCAGGTATTGAAGCTACAGAGAATATTGTTAAAGTGCTACCTGCTGACAAGATTAAACTAATTACATGGTCGGCTAAAGACCCTCACAAATTAGTTGAAGATGGTCGTGAAGCGCAGTTGATTCGTGATTTCTTTAATGCTAAAGACTTTGTTGATTCAGGTATTAAGTCTGCTGCTGATGCTACTACTGAAGTTGTTGAGTTTTTGACAGCAACAAAGATTGGGCTACCAGAATATTTACATCGTTTAGAGTTTAATATGCGTGGTGGTATTCGTTCTACAGGTGCTATTGTAAATATCATTGGTGATACAAGTATTGGTAAGTCATTCTTCAGTGACAACTTGAGTAAGCATTGGTTTTTTAATAGTCCATTAGTCCCGACTATTATCAGTCTTGAACGTGTAGCTGGTGAATTACTTGCTGATTTATATAGCTTACACTTACAGAAGAACTTGACTTGGTTTAGTGATGGACATGATGCTGTACGTTATTTGGATAGACCTGAAGTTAAACAACTGTGTGATGATTTAGTTTACACGCCGGATGGTAGAAGTCGTTTCTTTATCATTGATGAACGTGACGGTAGTATCGAATCGCTGAAGAAGCAAGTAGATAGAGCTATCAAGAAACATGGTAGTAAGTTAATTATTTTTGATCCACTTACTGACTTCTTACGTTCATTAGGAACTGAAGCACAAGAAGAATTTATGATGTATGAAAAGATGATGAAGAAAGAAGGTATTGTATTCATTAACATCTTACATACTCGTAAACCACCAACTGATAAAGAAGGTAAAGTTCGTCCTGTGACTGAATACGATGCTCTTGGTAGCGGTACATTTGTACAAAGTGCTGATATTAACATTGTATTGAATCGTAATAAGATGGCTGAAGATCCGATTGAGCGTAACACTACTGAGGTATCTATGCCTAAGTGTCGAGGTGGTATTACTGGTATTGCTTGTAAGTTGTATTATGACCCAGAAACTAGACAGCAGTATGACGCTGATGACTTCTTTAGTGGTAGACAAACGAATCCTAATTACGTACCATCCGTACAGGATGAGATAGTTGACCATGATACTGGTGAAATATTCATTACACCTACAATTTACGACAGTGGTGATGAAGTTGTAGAACAAGACTTTTAAGGAGATATAATGAATTGGTTTGCTTACGACTTAGAGACTTATCCAAATTGCTTCCTATGCTGCGTAGCAGATTTACAGGAAAGAAAGATTAAAGTCTTTGAGATTAGTTCACGTAAAGATCAACGCGAACCTATGTTTGAGTATCTACGCAATGTTCGACGTAAAAAAGGTACACTTGTTGGATTCAATAACCTTGGATTTGATGAGCCAGTTCTTCAGAACTTACTGAAGAATAAGAACATGACTGTTGGTGAAATCTATGATTACGCTATGAAAGTAATACAGTCTGGTTATGGTGATAACAAGTGGCAATATCAAGTAAGAGACAAGGATCGTTTCTTACAACAACTTGACTTATTCAAGATGAATCACTTTGACAATAAAGCAAAGGCTACATCTCTGAAGATGATTGAGTTTAATTCACGTTCAGCTAATATTGAAGATTTACCATTCCCTGTTGGGAAGTATTTAACGTCTGAAGAAATGGACGTATTAGTTAAGTACAACATGCACGATGTTAAAGAAACAGTAAAATTCTTCGATAACTGTAAAGCTCAAATTGATTTCCGTATTGACTTGGAGAAGAAATATGGGTTTAATGCGCTGAACTGGAATGATACCAAGATTGGTAGTGAATACTTCATCATGGAACTTGAGAAAGCTGGTATTGAATGTTACGAAGGTGGTAGACCACGTAAAACTAAACGAACATTCATTGACTTGGTTGACTGTATTTTTCCATACATTAAGTTTGAACGTCCAGAATTCAATGCTATTCTTGAATGGCTACGTAAACAGCGTATCACTGAAACTAAAGGTGTGTTCTCTGATATTCCTGAACACGAATTAGGTGATGTGGCTAAGTACGCTCTGATGGTTACGAAGAAGATTAAGTTCAAAGATAAACCAACACAGAAAGAAATTGATGAGAAGTTAGCACAATATCCTCTTGGATGGGTTGAAGAAGTTGAACTTAAAGCTAAGTTACCAAAGAAAGATGGTGGTGGCTTTAAGAAAGCTTATTGGTTTAACTACCGTATTGCCGAGGCACTGAACGTAGTTATCAATGGTTTATGTTATGTGTTTGGTACTGGTGGATTACATGCGTCTTTAGAGAAACAAGTAGTGTGTTCAGATGATGAATACATTGTTGAAGACGAAGACGTTAGTTCATTCTATCCAAACTTAGCAATTAAGAATAAAGTTTATCCTGAACATTTAGGTGTTGAGTTCTGTGATATTTACGAAGTGTTATATAACATGCGTAAGACATTTGACAAGAAGTCTGCTGAGAACGCAATGTTGAAGTTAGCACTCAATGGGACATACGGTAATAGTAACAATGAATATAGTCCGTTCTACGATTCTAAGTTTACTATGCAAATTACAATCAACGGTCAATTATCATTGTGTATGATTGTAGAGCAACTACTGAAGTTGGATGGTATACAGATTATCCAAGCTAATACGGATGGTTTAACATTCAAACGTAAGCGCTCACAAGAGCAACAGGTACGCGCTATTGTTGAGTGGTGGCAAGACCTTACTAAACTAGAATTAGAGCGTAACGACTATTCTAAGATGGTTATACGTGATGTAAACTCTTACTTGGCTGTATATGCTAAGGATGGTAAACTTAAACAGAAAGGTGCTTATGAATGGAAAGATTTACCTAATCACAAGAACCAATCAGCTTTAATTGTTAAAATTATGGCAGAGAAATATCTTGTAGATGGTACTGATCCAGAAGAATATGTTCGTCAACATGACAATATGTTTGATTTCTGCTTGAGAACTAAAGTACCGCGTAGCAGTAAACTCGTTATTGTTGATGACGAAGGTGTTGACCACCAAACTCAAAACATTTGTAGATATTATATGTCTAAAAATGGTGGTGATTTAGTGAAGGTTATGCCACCTCTTGCTGACTTCAAAGAAGAAGAAGTTTGGGTGAATCATCAAACTATGGATGAAGTTGTAATTTCTTCTAAAACAGATATTGCTAAGTATGAAAAGAAAGGGTATACTCTATCCCATACAGTAAATACTCCATGTGAAGATCGTAGATTCTTCATTGAGCGTAACTGGAAATGTAAAGTAGTAAACGATATTAATTTGTTTGCTTGGGATATTGACTACGATTACTATACAGAACGTGCTTGGAAATTAATTAACTTCGTAGACGATAATTCACTTGACACTGATGATAATTCTGATACAATAGATGCTTAAATAAATGAGGAGAAGAAAACATGGGATACTCAAGTGCCTTAGTTGCAGCAGGTTGTGAAGTATTAGAGTTTGAGGAATTTGGAGACTATCAAGGTAGTTGGTACGCTCTAGTAAAACTAGACAATGAGATTGGTTTAGTAGAAGGTAGTTACGGTTCTTGCAGTGGGTGTGACGCATTTGAAGGAGAACTTGGTTATTGTGATTCAGATAAACCTGATTACCAAGAACGACTGGCTTCTTTCGGTGAAGGGTATTTACCACCGTTACCGATTGATTTACGAATTGAACAATTAACAGAATCAATTAAGAAGTACGATTGGAACGACGACTCAAGTGCTTTACGTCAGTTATTGAGTTGGAAAGCTCAATATAATTTATAGGAGAAACAATGAAAACATTTCTAATTACAATGGCAGGATTATTGATGTGGTCAGCAGCACCAGTTTGGTTTGCTTGGACACTTTATCAAATATTTGTGTTGACATCACCATTTTGGTCTACTATAATTTCGGCAATAGCTGCATTTATAGCGCAAGTGGCGGTGGCTGTGTTAATGTACGGATTTGCTGTAGTAAGTATTGGTCGTAGTAATAAAGTGAAATATTAATAAAGGAGATTAAAATGTACAAAGAGAAGGATGGTGTTGTGTTTGAACTTGTACTAACTCTAATTGTTGTGTTAGTATTAACTTTCGGTGGTTGGGGTGTTAAAGAATACAAATGTGCTGTATACGAAGATATGACAGGTATGGAAACTAAGTATAAGATTTTTGATGGTTGCTATGTTAAAACTGATAAAGGTTGGTTTTT